CCGGTGCGCGACCGTGAACGGCTGGTCTGGACGTTGGACCTGAGGCCGGCGCATTAGCTTGGCAGCGTAAGACCAATAGCCTGTCGGGTCAGGCTCGTTTTATCAGGCGGATTAGGAAAAGCAGAATGACCGCACCGATGGTCGAGTGGATGATCGCACCAATAATCCCTGTAGCGATACTGACGCCGATCTGCGGGAGGATGAGACCGGCAAGAAACGCGCCAACGATACCAACAACGATATTGCCCAAAAGACCAAAGCCGAATCCTTTGACTATCAGACCTGCTAGCCAGCCGGCAACGGCACCAACCAGTAGAATAACGATCAGGCTTTCAATTCCCATGAAGTGTTCCTCATTGTTTTGGCAACCCAACCGACCGATTCGGTCAGTCGCCGCTCGGCGCTGAAGGGCGTTTCATCTATTGATAGACCTATCAGGTTGACCAGGATGTGGGAAGCTGGTGAGGCAGACCTCGATAATTATGGTTTGGTCAAGCACTCGAAACCGTTGCGAGTACTCAGATGGACCAGCAATATGAAGTTCAAGCTTGACATCACGCCCGACCTCGCTTCGTTGATGGCCGCCGAGATCAAGGCGGGCGAGCGCGCGGTGACCACGGCAATGCGTGAGGCCGGGACCAGCCTCAAGACCGCCTGGCGCGCGCAGATCAACGGCGCGGGGCTGGGCACGCGGCTGGCGCGCACCATCCGGTCCGAGCAGTATCCGAAGGGACAGCCCAGCCTGAACGCCGCAGCCCTTGTGTGGTCGAAAGCGCCCGACATCGTCCATGCTCATGACACCGGGCCGCTGATCCGCTCACGCAACGGCTTCTGGCTGACGATCCCGACGGCAGCCGCCGGCAAGTCCCGCCGTGGCGGCCGGATCAGCCCGGTCGAGTGGGAGCGCCGCACGGGTCTGCGCCTGCGCTTCGTTTATCGCCGCTCCGGCCCAAGCCTTCTGGTCGCCGAGGGGCGGCTCAACAAGGGTGGCCGTGCGGTTGCCTCGCGCTCGAAGACTGGTCGCGGCCTGACCACCGTGCCGATCTTTCTGCTGGTCCCGCAGGTCAAGCTGCCGAAACGGCTGGATCTCGACCGTGACACCGCGCGGGCGCATGACAGCCTGCCGGGTCTGATCGTAGCGAACTGGGTGGACGAGCGGTTTGGGTGACGGTTGGGTGCGTCAATGCACATTGGTCAACCCTTCAGAGCGGCGAATCCGATCTGCCTTGCTTTTAAACCGGTGGTCCAAAAGGTAACCTGCCTTGAGGATTGACGTTGAAACGCGCCGTGAAAACCCATGCCGACGACCGCAAGATTGCAACAGGACAACGCCTTTCTGCTGAAAGCCCAGCAGCAGTTTCGGCGGGCAGCAGATGTGGTGACGGAGGCATGGTCGACTTTCCCTGAGGTGATGACGATCGCGGTCATCGGGTCGGTTGCCAGGCCCCTGTGGAAGGAAGTCCCGCGTTTTGCGCCATACCGGCGTCGTGGCATACCGCTCTGGCATGAATGCAAGGATCTGGACCTGGCTCTATGGCTCGATGATTTGACCAATCTTGGCGCGTTGCGGCGCGCAAAGGCAGCGGCGCTCCGAAGGGAGCATGAACAGCAGCCGGACTTTGGCGTTGCGGATCATCAGATCGACATCTTCCTGTTCGAGCCGGGAACAGATGCCTATCTTGGACGCCTCTGCAACTTCAACCGCTGCCCAAAAGGGCGGCCGGAATGCACAGTCCCGGGCTGTGGAACTGTGCCGTTCATGCGCCGGTTTGCGGATTTCTCGGTGTGGTCCGATATCCTCTCGGATGCGGACAACGCGACGCTATACACGCGAGATGGCGGCATCCAGCGTTCGGCCTTGACCCTGGCCGAACCTCTCGACGGTCCGTAATCGTCGCAACTCGCTACCGGCCAAGCTGCGATCTGCATGCCCATCCGCTTTCAGCAACCAAACCCGAGAAGCCCTTCATGCCCTCGACCCGCGAGACGATCCTTGCTGCGCTGACGGCGCAGCTGACCGCGCAGGCCGGGGCGGAGGTCCGGCGCAACGCGACGCTGCCCGAGCGGGTGCCGGCCGAAGGGCTGGTGGTCGTGCGCGACGGCAACCCGGGCGAACCGGACGTGACGCTGAGCCCGTGGCGGGCCTATTACCGGCACCGCGTGGAAATCGAGGCGTTCATGCCGCCGGGGGCGGCGGAAGTGGCGCTCGATGCGCTCATCACCCGCATCGGGGCCGCGCTGGCGCATGATGACAGCCTTGGCGGGCGGGTCGAGCTGATGACGGCCACAGCTCCGGAACTGCAGCCCGTTCCGGTGGAGGGCGGCGCGCCGTTTCTCGCCGCGGCGCTGGCGGTGACGCTGGAATACCAGGTCAGCGACCCGCTGAGCGGGTGAGCGCGCCCAACGGGCGCATTTTTCGAACATCACAGGAGGACCAGCATGGGCAAGCAACGCGCCTATGGCGCCGATGCCACACTCAGGGCGGTGCGCGAGACGCATTATGGCGGGGCCACCACCGGCCCGGTGCGCGCGCTCGATTTCAAGACGGCAGATCTGTCGGCGAGCATCCCGCTTGGCGACGACCCGCTTCTGGGGCGCGGGCGCAACGCGCAGGACCCCTATCGCGGGCTGGTCACCGATGAGGGCCAGCTGGAGATCCCGTTCGATCTGCAGGGCACCGGCTGGTGGATGACGGCGCTGTTCGGCGATCCGCAGACCACGCCACAGGCGGCAACGGGGCGGATCACCTTTGCGGACAATCCCGCGCCGGGCGACACGCTCACGCTGAACGGGATCACCTGGACCCTTGTTGCGGGCGTGGCTGCCGGCGACGAGACGGAAATCGGCGCCACGCTGGCCGATACGCTCGCCGCGCTTGCCGCGGATCTCAACGCCACCACCGATCCCTCCATTGCGGTCGCGAGCTACACGGTCGAGGACGACACGGCGCTGGTGATCACCCATGATACCACCGGCCCGGACGGCAACGCCTTTACGCTGGACGCCTCAGTTGCACAGCGCGCCTCCCCAACGCTAACCGGCGGCGGCTACCGCCATGTCTGGCGCAGCGGGGCCGACAGCATCCCGTCCTTCCTGATCGAGATCGGGCACCCGAAGCTTACGAACCCGGTCTTTTTTCGCCATGCGGGCGCGGTGCTGGAGGAGCTGTCGTTTCAGATGGGCCAGGAAGGGCCGGCCAATGCCACCGTCTCGGTCGTGGCGCAGGGCGAAGAGACCGCGAGTGCGACGCTGGACGCAAACCCTGCCGCCTTTGCGCTGCGCCGCTTCAGCCAGGGGCGCGGGCGCATCGCGCGGGCAGGATCACCGCTGGCGGGGGTCACGGCCGGATCGCTGACCTTCTCCAACGGCATCGAGCGGGTGCGGTCGATCCGCGAGGATGGCCGCATCGATGGCGCCGATCCGACCCTTGCTACCTGCGAGGGATCGCTGACCGTGCGCTTCGATGGCGAGACGCTGATGGCTGAAGCCGCCAGCGGCGATCCGGTCGCGCTGGTCTACGGCTTTGCGATGGCCGAGGGCTATGCGCTCAGCTTCACCCTGCCGCGGGTCTACCTGCCCAAGCCGAAGTATTCGATCACCGGCCCCGCCGGGGTCGAGGCGAGTTTCGACTGGCGCGCCGCCGCCGATGCGACCGGCGTGATGCTCGAGGTCGCGCTTCTCAACGATATCCCAACCCATGGAGACCCTTGATGATCCGTCTCGACCTGTCCGCGTCGCCCGACTGGCTCGATCTCGGCCACGGTGTGCAGCTGCGCGTGGCGCCCATAACCACCTCACTGATGAACCGGGCCCGCGAGGAGCCGATCCTCGCGGAGCTGCCGGAAGAGGCCAGCGCGAACCGGCGCGGCATAGCCCTCGCAAAGGCGCTGGCGCGGGTGGCCGTGGATGACTGGGCCGGCGTGCATGACGCCGAAGACGCGCCGGCCGAACTCACCCCCGAAGGGCTCGACGCGCTGCTCGAGATCGTGCCGATCTTCGAGGCGTTCCAGCTGCGCTACGTGGCGCCGGGCCTGCATCTGGAGCAGGAAAAAAACGCCTCAGCGCCCTCGCCGAGTGGCACTTCGGCGGGGGCGCGCAATACTGCAACAACTGCCCGCAAATCTGCGAAGCCTGCCCGGCGCGGCAAAACGCGCCGCTGACGCGCGAGGGCATACTGGCCTGGGATGTCGCGCAGGCGGCCACAGGCCAGCTGCGCGTCGCGGAGGGCGCGGTGCTCGGCTGGGACATGGGCGCGGTGCTGGCCATGGCCGCAGCTGCCGGGCTCGACCCACGTGCGGCTGTCGAGCTGCTGCCGGTGATCGAGGCGGCGATGGTGCGCGCGGTCAACGCGCAGATCCGGGCGCAGGGCCCGCAATAGGCGTTTACGCCGTCCAACATCAAAAGATCGGGGGCCAGCAGCATGACCAGCGCGTCCAAACAGGTCACGGTTCGGCTGGCGGCCGAGGGCGGCCGGCAGGTCCGCGCCGAGCTCAAGGGCATTGGCGACGACGGCGCCACCGCCTTCCAGCGGCTGAGCTCGGAAATGGAAGCCGCCAATGCGCGCGCCGACCGGTTCTTCCGCCGGCTGCGGATCGCGGCGGCGGCCGGTGCTGCGGCCGTGGGGGCTGCGGCCACGGCGATGATCCGCAGCGGGCTGCAGATCGTCGACAGTCAGGCCAAGCTGGCGCAGTCGCTGGGCACCACTGTCGCCTCGATCCAGACGCTGGAGCGCGCGGGCGAGCTGGCGGGCGTGTCGATGTCGGGCATCGAGCAGGCCACCAAGGATCTGACGCGCCGTCTCAGCCAGGCCGCGGCCGGGACCGGCCCCGCCGCCGACGCGCTGGACAGGCTGGGGCTGTCGGCGACCGACCTGATCGCGCTGCCGCTCGATGAGCGTGTGGGGGCGATCAATGCGGCCATCGAGGACTTCGTCCCCGCTGCCGAGCGCGCGGCGGTGGCGGGTCAGCTTTTCGGCGAGGAAGGCTCTATCGCGATGAGCCGGATCGACACCGCTACGCTGCGCCAGGCGACGAAAGACGTGCGCGCCTTCGGCGTCGTGGTCTCCGCACAGGACGCCGCACAGATCGAACGGACCAACGATGCGATTTCGCGGCTGGGGCTGATCTGGCGCGGGCTGGCCAACCAGCTGGCCGTCGCCGCGGCTCCGGCGCTGGAGGCCGTGGCCGACGCGATGGCGGCACTCGCGGAGCGCAGCGGCCCGGTGGGGCGCGCCATCGAGCTGGTGCTGGGCAATCTCGACCGGCTGGCCGCGACGCTCGCGGCGACAGCAACACTGGTGGCCGGTCGCTTTGTTGCCGGGCTTGCGGCCGCAGCTGTCAGTGTGCGCGGGCTGGCCACGGCGCTGGCGCTGCTGCGCGGGGCGCTCATGCGGCTGCCCTTTGTGGCGCTGGTGATCGGCGCGCAGGAGCTGATCCTGCGCTTTGGCCGGCTGGTCGCGGCGGCGGGGAGTTTCTCCGATGCCCTCGATCTGCTGCGCGGCGTGGCGTCGGAGGTCTGGGATCGCATGGGCACCGGCGCGCGGGCGCTCGGGGCGACGGTGGCGGCAGCATGGGCCGGGATCCGCGCCAGCGTGGCAGACGGCGTGCAGGCCAGCCTGGATGCGGTGGCACGCGGCGCGTCGCTGATCATCAACACCTGGCGCGGGGCGTTCGCGGCCACGCAGGCGATCTGGTCCGATCTGCCGGCCGTGCTGGGCGAGGTCGTGACCGGTGCGGCCAATGCCATGGTGCGCGGCGTGGAGCGGTTGCTGAATGCCGTTATCGGACGCGTGAACCGCTTCATCGCGGGGATCAACAAGATGCTTGCCGCATTGCCGGCATGGGCCGTGGGCGACGGCGGGCTGCGCATCGGGGCGCTGGACGATGTCAGCCTCGGGGACCTCGAGAACAGGTTCGCGGGCGCGGCGCGTGATGCCGGCGGCCGGGCGGCGGAGGCGTTCACGCAAGCCTTCGAGCGCGACTACCAGATCCCCGATCTCGGGCTGGGGGCCTATGCCGAGGAGGCGCGCGCCACGCAGGACGCCCTGCGCGGCGTGGCCGAGGAACTGCGCGGGGCAGCAACCGGGCCGCTGGAGTCGGTCGAGGCGATCCGCGAGGTGCTGGCTCGCACCTCGGAGGCGGCCGATGCGTCAGCGGACTCCGTCGCCGGGATCGGGGACGCCTTCGACGGTGTCTCTGGTGCCGGCAAGGATGGTGCAGCGGGTGGCAGCGGTACTGGCGGCGCGGCTGGTCGTGCTGCCGAGGCCGCGACGACCGCCGGCAACGCGATCGCGGCGGCGGGCGAGACGGCGGCGCGGGGCTGGGATGCCGTCTCAGACAGTCTGCAGGGCTATGCCGACAGCGCGATGCAAACCGGCCGGCAGATCGGCGACGCGCTGGTCAGCGCGTTTCGCGGCGCCGAGGACGCGCTTCTGACGCTGGTCACGAAGGGCAAGGTGGATTTCCGCGATCTGGCGAACTCAATCCTGGAGGACATCACCCGCATCGCGCTGCGCTCGGCGGTGCTCGGCCCCCTCGCCAATTGGCTGGGCGGCGCGCTTGGCGGTATCGGCGGCGGTCTCGGAGGTAGCCTTACCGCGGCGGTGGCGCATTCCGGTGGCGTGATCGGTGTCTCGGCGCTGCCGCAGCGGCAGGTGCCCGCCATGGCCTTCGCCGGGGCACCCCGACTGCACGCGGGCGGCATGGTCGGGCTCCAGCCGGAAGAGGTCCCCGCAATCCTGCAGCGCGGCGAGCGGGTCCTGTCCCGCCGCGAGGTGGCCGAGGGACAGCGTGGTGGTGGTGGCGACCGCGGCGGCGGTGTCACCGTCAACATGACCATCACCACGCCCGATGCCGACAGTTTCCGGCGCTCGCAGGGCCAGATCACGGCCGAGATGAGCCGCGCCATCGCCCGGGCACGGCGCAATCGGTAGTGCCAGTAGATAAGGCAATCCATGACCGACTTTCATGATGTGCAGTTTCCGGCCACCATCGCCTACGGGGCCAGTGGCGGGCCGCGGTTCCTGACCGCTATTACCGCCACGCAGAGCGGGCGCGAGCAGCGCGTGGCGCAGTGGCAGCGCTCGCGCGGCGAATGGAACGTCTCGACGGGCATCCGCTCGCGCGCCGACGTCGCGGCATTCCTCGCCTTCTTCTACGCCCGGCGCGGCCGCGCGCACGGGTTTCGCTTCAGGGACTGGACGGATTTCCGGGCGGCCGGCCAGCTGCTCGGAGTTGGCGACGGGGAACGGACCGCGTTCCAGCTTGTCCGGCGCTATGACAGCGGCGGCGCGGTGCACGAACGCCGGATCACCAGGCCGGTCGCCGGAACCCTGACCGTTTACCGGGACAATACAGAAGTGACCAATGGCGTGTCGATCGATCACGCCACCGGAGTAGTGACCTTCTCGAGTGCGCCCGACGCGGGAACAGAGATCACAGCGGATTTCGAGTTCGACGTGCCGGCGCGGTTCGACACCGATGCCGCCGATCTCACCGTCGAGACCTTCGAGATGCAGCAATGGGGCCGCATCACCGTGGTGGAGATCCGCGAATGAAGGTGATGTCATGAAGACGGTCTCCCCCGAACTGGCTGCGCATCTCGAGGGCGATGTGCTCACGCTGGCCACCTGCTGGCGGCTTGCCCGCCGCGACGGGGTGGTGTTTCGCGCCACCGATCACGATGGCGATCTCGAAGTCGAGGGCGAGACCTACCGCGCCCGCGCAGGGTATTCGCGCACCGCCGTGGCCTCCGAGGCGGGGCTGGCGGTCGGCAATGTCGATCTCGAGGGCGTGCTCGACGATGCCGGGCTCGAAGCGGACGCGCTGCGCGCTGGGCTCTATGACGGCGCCGAGGTGCGGATCTTCGTGGTCAACTGGCAGGACCCGTCGCAGGGCACCCTCCGGCTGCGCCGTGGCTGGCTGGGCGAGGTCACGCTGTCGAGCGAGGGGCAGTGGCGCACCGAGCTGCGGGGCATGTCCCAGGTGCTCGCACAGCGGCTGATCGAGCCCTACACGCCGGACTGCCGCGCCGATCTCGGCGATGCGCGCTGCGGGGTGGAGATCGGTGACCCGCAATGGACACGGCCCGGGCTTGTCACCGCGCCGCTCGACGCGCTGTCGTTCACCGCGGCGATCGATATGGCTGATGACAGACCGGATGACTGGTTCGCCGGCGGCGTGATCCGGTTCACGTCGGGGCAGAACAGCGGCCGCGCCATCGAAGTGCGCGGCTCGGATCTGGCAACGGGCGATCTGGTACTGTCCTTCCCGCCGCCCTTTCCGGTCGGCACGGGCGACGCGTTCGAGATCTATCCGGGCTGCGACAAGCGGCTCTCCACCTGCATCGATCGCTTCGACAATGTGCTCAATTTCCGGGGCGATCCCTTCGTGCCGGGGGCCGACAAGCTGACGGAGACGCCCAATGCCCGCTGACCCAATGCAACGCGAGCCAATGCGCGCTGACGACGTGATCGCCGAAGGACGACGCTGGATCGGGGCGCGCTGGCGGCACCAGGGCCGCGGCCCGGCCGGCGTGGACTGCATCGGGCTGCTGATCGTCGTGGCCGACGCGCTCGCCGTGCCGCATCACGATGTAACGGGCTATGACCGGCGCGCGACCGGCACCAGGCTGCTGGAAGAATTTGCGCGCGCGCTGGATCCGGTCGCACTGCCCGACGCGCGGCCGGGCGACATCCTGGTCTTTGCCGAGACGAGCTATCCCTGCCATGCGGGCTTTCTCACCGCGCGGCACGGGACCCCGCATCTTCTGCACGCGCATGCGCTGCGGCGCTGCGTGCTCGAGGAGCCGCTGATCGAGCCATGGCTGTCGCGCCGGCGCGCGGCCTGGCGCATCCCAGAGGTGGTCTGATGGCGGTGCTGGCCATCGCCGGCGCCAGCGCGCTCGGCAGCACCGCGCTCGGGCTCGGCTGGCAGGCCGGCTGGCTGATCGGCTCGACCGTCGGCTCGCTCCTGTTCGGTCCCGACCAGCCGGATATCGAGGGCCCGCGGCTGCGCGATCTGTCGGTGACCTCCTCGGCCTGGGGCGCGCCGATACCGCTCATCTACGGCACCATGCGCGCCTCCGGCAACGTGATCTGGGCGCCCGGGATTCGCGAGGAACGCCAGACCCGCAAGGTAGGCGGCAAGGGCGGCGGCGGTCAGCGTCAGACCACCTATGGCTATTACGCCTCCTTCGCGCTCGGCCTCGCCGAGGGCTTGGCCGGCGACCTCATCCGGATCTGGGCCGATGGCAAGCTCATCCATGACGCGCGCGGCACCAACCCGGATGTGTCGATCCCCGGTCTGGAGTTCCGCTTTCACGAGGGCAGCGAGGACCAGCTGCCCGATCCGCTGATCGAGGCCACGGAAGGCCACGGCCGGACGCCGGCCTTTCGCGGGCTGGCTTATCTGGTGTTCGAGGATCTGCCGCTGGAGAACTTTGGCAACCGCATCCCCAACATCACCGCCGAGGTGACCTTCAACGCGCAGGAAGCATACCCCGCGCTCAAGAGCACCAACCTGCCGGGTGGGGCGCTCGACAGCGTGCTGACAAGCTACGGGGCCACCGACTGGCCGCGCCAGCGCCAGCTCATGCTGACCCCGGACGGTCTGCGGCTGTTCGATCTGCGCACGCTGGAGGAGCTCGCGCAGGCACAGCCCGAGGATATGATTTCCGACGCGCTGGCCGACGCATTGAACCTCTACAGGGACAATTTCAGGTTCGATCACTGCTTCATCGGCGGCGATGGGTATGCCTACACTCAGCTGGGCATCAGCAACACCAAGCCGATCGTGAAGATCGATCTCGACGCCATGGCGATCGTGGACAGCTTCGGGCGCCGCAGCAGCAGCCTGAGCAACAACGCAGGCGGGTTCGTATCACTCACGACACTGGGCTGGATGCGCGCGCTCAGCCTGACCGGGCCGATCGACGTGCTGATCGCCTCGGGGCGCTTCGGCGGCGGTCATGGCTGCGTCCGGGCCGACACCATGGAATTCCTCGCCAACCTGCCGCGCATGGGACCGGGGCCGACGAATGTCGAGAATATCGTTCAGGGACTTGTGGGCGAAGGCCTTGGCGAGGCATGGATCCTGCGCACGTCGAACACCGGCACGGCCAGCACCATTCCCATCGAGCGGCTGCGCGTGCGCCCGGGCGCGCTTCAGCCGGTCGTCGAGAATGCCGGGCACTGGCAGCTGACCCCGGCCGACATCCACCCTGACGCGACAGGATTCACATATGAGCCGGCCGGCGCGGTGTATGATCCGGTCGATGACGCGCTGGTCTGGATCAGCGCGCTCGCGTTTCCGGACGCGATGAGTGATCTCGCCGGGCGCTATGCGGTCAAATGGCGCCCTGATGACGGGGTGATCTGGGCGACGCGGCTGTCGCTCTTCGCGTTTTCCACCAGGCGCAAGGAGAACATGGCCATCGCGAAGTCCCGCACCGAGGGCCGGCGCATGGCGTGGCATCGCGAGCCGCAGGTCAGCCAGGTCGATCTGCGCACCGGCGCGGAGATCCTGTTCACCGAAGGGTTTGCCGCGGGCAGCATCTTCGGCGGCGGCGAGGCCGCGGGGTATGATGCCCGCTCGGACACGCTCACGGGCTATGTGCAGACCGGATCGGCCGCAACCCGGCTGTTTCTCAACCGCACCGCCGGCGAAGGGGTGACACCGGGCAGCCTCATTGCGGATATCTGCGCCCGTGTCGGGCTGGGGCCGGCCGATATCGATGTGTCTGAGATCAACACGCCGATATTCCGGGGCTACGCCATCGGCCGGCAGGGCTCGGCGCGGTCGGGCATAGAGCCGGTGGCGCAGGCCTTTTCCTTTGATGCCGTCGAGTCCGACGACCGGATCCGCTTTGTGCCACGCGCGCGATCCGCAGATGAGGCGCAGCGTCTGACCGCGGACGATCTCGTCTCTGCCCGCGAGACGGGCCGCGTCGTGCAGCTTCAGCGCGTGCAGGAGACCGATCTGCCCGAGCGCGTCACCGTCACCTACCAGGACACGAGCGGCGACTACAATCAGGGCGCCCAGTCCGCCACGCGGGTGTCCCAGCCCGTCGCCACCATGGGCTCGCGCGACAAGCGCGACATCGAACTGCCCATGGCGCTCGAGGCCACCGAGGCCAAGCGCATCGCCGAGCGCCTCATGGCCTCGGCCTGGATCGAGCGCGATGGGGTCGAGTTCGCGCTGCGGCCGGGGTTTCTGCGCCTTGACCCCACCGATCTTCTGCGCGTGGAGGCCCCCGGCGGTTCCGAGATCGCGGTCCGGCTGACGCAGATCGAGATCGGCGCGGACTGGGAACTGCGCGCCAAGGGCGTGCGCCATATCGGGTCGGCCTATCTGTCGGAGGCCATCGGCGCGACCGGCACCGGGGCACGGCCCTCGGGCGTGCTGGGCGATGTGCCCTCACGGTGGGTCGTGCCACAGGTCCCGCTGCTGCGCGATCGCCATGATACCGGCGGCGTGGCCTCCAGGCAGTATCTCTTTGCCGCCCCGCGCGTCGCGGGGCCATGGACCGGCCTGTCGCTCTTTCGCTCGCGCGACGGGGCGGACTGGGACATCCCGGCGCGCATCAGCGATCCCGCGCTGATCGGCACCCTGCGCGCACCGCTCGGCCCGCCGCGGTCGGTCTGGACATGGGACGCGGCCAACGTGCTAGAAGTGCGCCTGCGCGATCCCGACGGCCAGCTCGAGACGGTCTCCGATCTGCAGCTGCTCAATGGCCGCAACGCAGCACTGGTGGTCGATGCGGATGGCGGGGCCGAGCTGATCCAGTTCCGCGATGTCACGCCTCTCGGCAATGACATCTACCGGCTCTCGACGCTGCTGCGCGGGCGGCGCGGCTCTGAGGCCCGGCTCGCGCATGCGCCCGGCGCGGTGATCGTGGTGCTGGAAGATGACGGCGCGCTCTTCACCGAGCCCCTCGGGCTGGTCGGCCAGCCGCTGCGCTATCGCGGCGTGGGCCGGGGCGAGGCATTCGACGAGGCGGACACGGTCACGCAGACCCTGCGCGGTACCGATCTCAAGCCCTACGCCCCGGCGCATGTGACGGGCGCGTGGACGGCGGCCGGCATCACGATAAGCTGGCGCCGGCGCACCCGGATCGGCGGCGACTGGCGCGACGGCACCGGCACCGTGCCCCTCGCCGAGGCGGCGGAGGCCTATGAGGTGGATATCCTCGACAGTGCCGGGGATGTCGTGCGGGTGCTGGAAACCGCAACGCCGCAGGTGCTCTATGCCGCGGCCGATGCAGAGGCCGACTTCGGCGCGGTGCCGGGCACGCTCACCCTGCGCGTCCACCAGATCAGCGCGGCGGTCGGGCGCGGCTTTCCCGCCACGGCCATATTGAGCGCCACAGTGCAGGAGACATGAATGAGCACGCCCAATCTCGCAATCGCGCATATCCAGGCGAGCCAGGACCAGAAGGAGGTCACCGCGAACGCGGCCTTCGATGCGCTGGATCTCGCCATGACGGAATCCGGTCTTCTGGATGTCAGCGCCGGCGGCGTCATCACTGTGCCGTCCGCGCAGGCGCTCGGTCTCGTGCGGCTCGTGCTGACAGGCGCGCCCGGCGCCGGGGTCACGGTCGCTTTCCCGACCGTGAAGCGTCTTGTCATCCTGCGCAACGAGGCGGATGCCGTGGCCGTCATCACGCGTGCCGGTGGTGCCGGCGAGACGACGGTCGAGCCGGGCGATCAGCGGATCCTCTACCTCTCGGGCGGTGGTGTTCAGCCGGCCGCGCGCGAGATCTACGATTTCGGGTTCGTGTCCATGGCCACACCCGGCCCGGGCGACGTCATCGGAAAGGTGGTGATGCCGCGCGATGTGCTTCTGCCGGCGGGTCTCAAAGGCGCGGTCGGGCATGTCGATGTGCCACCCGACGCCGCGTGGTCGGTGGATGTCACGGTCGACGGGCTCTCCGTCGGCATGATCGGTGTGTCCACCGCCGGCGCGGTCACGTTCACGACCGCGTCGCCGGATCCGGTGCTGATCGGCGCGGGATCGGTCGTAAGGTTCATCGCCTCGACCGTCTCGTCTCCGGCCGAGGCGTCGGTCGCGGGTGCGGCCGTCACCTTGCGCGGCGCGGTGATCTGATGCCGCTCTTGTTCACCGCCCTGTTCCTGTCCGGCGACGAGATCGATGTGAACGTGCAGCAGTTCCCCGGAGCCTGGATCGATGCCAACGAGGCAGGCGCCCTCGCGCAGTGGCGGGGGCAGACGTCCGGCAATGTCACCGATGGCGATCCTGTCGGGGTGGCCGAAAACCAAAGGGAGACCCTGGAATGACCATTCTTGCCGCAACGAGCGAGTTCGACGGCTTCACCGAGTTACCGGCGCTGTCGGCGCTCATCAGATATACCGACCTGACGGAAAGCGGGCCGAATTCGCGCGTGGGCAACGCGGTTCTCTATCCGACGCGCGCGCGTCTCGGCTTCACGCCGACGAACGGCGTCTGGCTGCACGCGCGCGTTCTGTCGCGGCAGAACAGCAGCGCGCATGAAGGACCGTCCTGGATCCTCGGGCTCGAGGATGGCGACGGCACCGTGATCTGCGGTCTCTGGAACCCGACGACCGGCTCGCAGGCCGACGAGACGTTGTGGTTTCGCACCCATGCCGGTGTCGAGGAAGCTTTCCCGGTCTTTGGCGCGGCCAGCATCGACATGTATGTGAAGATCGGCGATCCGGACGGTGTCTTTCTGGCCTATATCGACGGGATCCTGCAATTCGTGCACGAGGGCGTGCTCAAGCCGGGAACATCGGAACTCGTGGCCTCCCTGCGCGTTGAGGGCTGTTCGGACCGGACCAACGACTTCTACAATGTGCCATGGGCCGAGCTGATCGTCGCGGATGTTCCGACCCTCGGATTCAGGTTGCACACGCTGCCTCTGGTCTCCGACGGCACGCCCGCGGCGTTCGCGGGGGCGGTCGCCAGCATTTCGGGCATCGAATTTACGGATGTCGCGGATGCCATGGTCGCGAGCACGGTCGGACAGGCGCATGTGTTCAATCTCGCCGACACGACCGCATTGCCCGCCGACACCGCGATCTTCGGGGTGTCGTTTGTCGCGGCCGCGTTCAAAAGCGGGGCCTCTCCGGTTCAGCGTTTCGACGGCCGGGCCGGTGCGGATCTGCTGGGATCGCCCGTCGATATCGGGGACGCGCTCGGCGCTGTCCGGTTCTTCTGGGACGTGAACCCCGCAACCGGGGTCGCCTGGACGGCGTCGGAGATCGACGCGACGCAGTTCGGGCTCGAGGCGCTCGCGTGACCGACGATGCCCGGATCCGGAAATCCACCGCGTTCGTGGTGGCGGGCCTGGAAACCGAAGGCAGATCCGCCGTCCGGAAAGCCACGGCCCATGTGGTTGAGGGGCTGGAAACCGATGGCAAATCGGGCGTTCGCAAGTCCGCGGCGTTCGTGGTCGCAGGTCTGGCAACAGACACGACCTCCGCCATCCGGAAGGCGTCGGGCCATGCACTGGTTCGGGACATCTCGGATCTCTCGGGCGACATGTTCGGCTTCAGGGATCGGCCGGTCTACCGCGCCGGCACGGTCCTGCCTTTTCTGGACTTCGGCGACGGGGCGGGGTTCAGCGTCACCATTCCGCAGGCGCAGGCCGGCACCTGGACGCTGATGATCTACCGCCCGGACGATACGTTCACCGAGCACGTGATCGCGCTCTCGGCCGGGATCAATGCGCTCGGGCTGTCCGGCACTGCCAATCAGGTGATGCTGTTTCCCGGTGCGCTGGACAGCGCGACGCGCGATCACATCCACGCGGTGGCGCGCAACCGCGCCGGGATGTGAGACGGGCCGCGGCCCGCATGCGCGCCCGTCGTTTCCGATAGCCCCCATGATCATGCACCACCACCACGCCAGCCATCAGGGAGGCGGGATGCCCGACCGCGACAGCGTTTCCGATCAGATCCTGAACGCCTTGCGCGATCACGGCCTCGCCGCGGCCATCGGCGTGTGGTTCAGCCTCATTGCCGGGCTCGCCGCGGCCGTCACGCGCAAGGCATTTACCAACGAGGCGCTGCTGCACAAGCTCGAGCAGGAGCTCGAGGCCGAGCGCCTGCGCATCGAGAAGCGCCGTGACGAGGACCGGCGCATCGATCACGACCGGCTCGAACGCATCGAGCGCGACATCCACGACATGCGTAACCTGATGTTCGCCGCCTTCCAGCGCAAGAACGACGACTGACAGCCGGTGACTGTTCCCAGCTGACAGCGCACGCC